AAATGAGTTAAAACAAGAAGTAGAAAAATATGCTGAGAAACTCGTCTAAAGAAAGAATAATTTGTTATAGCTTAATCTTTGTTTTATTAAGTGCTTTAATATATTTTATTTTTATAGGAAATGAAGAATATGTTGAAGATTATAATATTAAAATTGAAGCATTAGAAGCAAAAGTTGATTCATTGCATAACATAAATGATGATTTAGTATTTAAAATAGATACTTTAAATAAAGAAATTATCAAATTAGATAAAGAAATTATAAATCAAGATAAAAAGATTGTCACTTTAAAAGTTAAAGTAAATGAAAAAGTTAATTCCGTTGATAATTTCAATGATGATGAGCTTTACCAGTTTTTCGCAGACCGCTACAGACAGCACCTCGATTCGATTGGAAAAGCCAATAGTAAAGCTAGTAATTAAAGATTTAATAACTGGTGATGGAGCTAAGGAAGAATTATCATTAGTAGAACAAAAAATAGAATTACTAGAAACTAAAATAGTTTTTAAAGATAGTGTTATATCAACTTTAGATAATAGAGTTCTAAATTTAGAAAATATATTAAATACTAAATCAGATCAATTATCTTTGTCACAAGAATTGTCTAATAAATTACAAACAGATCTAAAAAAACAAAAAGTAAAGACAAAACTAACTACCGGAGCTGGAATATTAGTTGCCGCAGGTATTTTAATATTAGCAAAGTAACATATGGCTGATTTAAAAAAAGTAATACGCTCGGAGTATCTTAAGTGTGCTAAGGATCCTGTACACTTTATGAAAAAATACTGTTATATACAACACCCACAAAGAGGTAGAATACAATTTAATCTATATCCATTCCAGGAAAAAGTATTAACATTATTTAGAGACAATCCTTATTCTGTTGTATTAAAATCTAGACAATTGGGTTTATCTACATTATCAGCTGGTTATTCATTATGGATGATGTTATTTGCTAAAGATAAAAATATTCTTTGTATAGCAACTAAACAAGAAACGGCTAAAAACATGGTAACAAAGGTAAAATTTATGTATGAAAATTTACCTTCCTGGTTAAAAGTAGATGCTACTGAAAACAATAAACTTAATTTACGGCTTGTAAATGGATCCCAAATTAAAGCCACTTCTGCAAGTAGTGATGCTGGTAGATCAGAAGCAGTATCCCTTCTAATAATTGATGAGGCAGCATTTATTGATAATATATCTGAAATATGGGCTTCAGCTCAACAAACATTAGCAACTGGTGGTGGTTGTATAGCATTAAGTACACCTTATGGTACTGGAAATTGGTTCCACCAAACTTGGACTAGAGCAGAAGCAGCTGAAAATGATTTTTTACCTATTAAATTACCTTGGTATGTACATCCTGAAAGAGATGAAGCATGGAGAAAAAGACAAGATGAATTATTAGGTGATCCTAGAATGGCAGCCCAAGAATGTGATTGTGATTTTAGCACCTCAGGTGATATAGTATTTTATCCTGAGTATATAGAATACTATGAAAAAACATTTATTAAAGATCCTATGGAAAGAAGAGGAGCGGATCAAAATTTATGGGTTTGGGAATCTCCCGATTATTCTAGAAGTTATGTTGTTGTAGCTGATGTTTCAAGAGGTGATGGTAAAGATTATTCTGCATTTCATGTAATAGATACAGAAAATAATGTACAAGTAGCTGAATATAAGGGACAATTAGGCACTAAAGAATTTGGACATTTATTAGTAGGTATAGCTTCGGAATATAATGAAGCAATGCTTGTTATAGAAAATGCTAATATAGGTTGGGCTACTATACAAGTAGCTATAGATAGAGCATATCCTAATCTCTATTATTCACAAAAGAGTGACTCCCTGAATTCTAATTCGTATTTTGATAAGTATCAAGATCATTCTAAAATGGTTCCTGGTTTTACTATGTCATCAAGGACAAGACCTATGGTTGTAGGTAAATTTCAGGAATATTTAAGTGATAAAGGAGTAACAATTCAATCTAAAAGATTAATTGAAGAAATGAAAACATTTATTTGGCGTAATGGAAGACCAGAAGCACAAAGTGGATATAATGATGATTTAGTTATGTCTTTTGGTATTGCTATGTATGTCAGGGATACAGCCCTTAAATTTAGACAAAGGGGAATAGATTTAACAAAACAATCATTGAATAATATGTCAGTTAATAGAACAACTTACCAAGGAAGTTATGGTGGAGGGTTTGGAAAAGTAAAAAATCCTTACCAAATTGATACACCTGATGGTAAAGAGGATATTAGTTGGCTATTATAGCAATATTTATAACAATAATTATATATTAATATGGCAAATACAAGTGTATTTTCAAGACTAAGAAGATTATTTTCAACAGATGTAGTCATAAGAAATGTTGGAGGAAATCAAATCAAAACAATAGATTCTGGACATATTCAATCAACTGGAGAATATGAAACTAACTCATTAATAGATAGATTTAACAGAGTTTATTCTACTATGCCTACATCTTTATATGGGGCTCAATTCAATTTAAACTATCAGTATTTAAGAACCCAATTATACTCAGAATATGATGTAATGGATCAGGATGCGATTATAGCTTCTGCTTTAGATATTGTTGCTGATGAATGTACTCTTAAAAATGATATGGGAGAAGTACTTCAAATTAGAAGTTCAAATGAGGATATTCAAAAATTATTATATAATTTATTTTATGATGTATTAAATGTTGAATTTAATTTATGGATGTGGACAAGACAAATGTGTAAATATGGTGATTTTTTCCTTAAA